GGAATACGTGTGGCGCTGCATCAGCTGCCTGCTTCAAATCCCAGTCTAGTGGATAGTGTCTCAACACGCTGCGAGCTTCTGCACGAACTGCCTTGGGCACACGGGGATATTCCCCACCCGCTAGTCGTGCTAGAAACTGTGCTGCTGCCTTGACTGCACGGTATCTTTCATCTGGTAATGTCATGTCTCTGCTCCTACTTAACTGCCTTTTCTTCAGCATATACTTATTATATGATCATTTACGGTGCGTGTCAATCTTTTTGTGTTGTTTTTGAGCAAGATGTTCACAGTGTTCCAGGAACTCTCGGTAGAGTATGGCATCGTTTGAGAAGATTGATGCCAGATGTCCCAGTATGAATCCCTGTGTATATAAGGTATTAAGTCTGGTATCACCGTGTGGATTTAGCACTGAGACAGTGCCCTGTATGTGATCTGCTATGGCCTTAATGTGATTCTGTGACAAGGTCGCTCCTAGTAGTGTATTTACTGTATGTGATCACATATCAAGCAGCGGGGCCTATGTGTGTATAGTGGGATCTCGGTCCTATATAGTGAAGAGTCGCTGCTATTTCACCGTGGATTTAGTGTAGATAAATACTGGTAGCACCGTTAGACCAGCCTGTAAACTAGGCCGTTTCCATCGTTTGGTGGGCAAAATTGCACTTTATTGCACTATTTTGCACTTTCGAGAACCGTGGTTGATGAGGCATAGTTCAAATGGTGCCACCCAGTCTCCCACTCTATACACTGTGTTCTAGTATAATTCCCGATAGTTCTCCATAATTCACTATAATTCATAATACTCAGCAGCGGGGCCTTGTGCCAATATGGTTGTTCTGCCAGAGTCAACTCGCTGACCCCCCAGCGTGATCACTCACTCACACACTGTATAGTATAGTCAACACCTTGCGCTCACTGTTGTGTATACTATACATATACTCACACTCGCTAATACACACATACACTCTTTATCAGCAGCGGGGCCTATGTGCGTATTTGGGTTTAGATCACTATAATCGTTCTGTAATCTTTTGATGTAAATAACACTATGCAACATTCTGAAGTCACTGCTGTTTGCTATCGTTATCAGGCCTGGACACACGACTATGACTGTGAAGCTGTATGGAGTTTTGTACAGCGACACGGAGGCCATATCTCCATACGCAATGACTGTATAGACTACTTTGTACCCGTTGAATATCAAGTGCTGTTTGCTTTGGCCTATCCCGAACTCACACGTCAGTATAACCTGGATTTGATTTGAAAATTTTGGCAGCTTCGCTACCACTTCGTGGCTGGTAGAGTTAACAGCTCAGTTAAATACTAGATGACTGTTAACATCATATGCACCAGCAAACCCATTGACGGCTTGTTATACTACAGCTACGAATACTGCTGTCTCTTGAATAGTTTGGGTATATCAGCTAGGTTGATCATTGTCAGCCATCGCCGCTACACTCCCTCTAGCTATCGCACTGCAATTACCAACAAGTATACCCTATTTGAACACGTGGTGTTTGATCAGTATCAGCCCAATCCCAATGATGTCACCCTGGTTATGGGTCGCAGCATGATCACACTCAGCTGGCAGGCCTTCAAAGACTATAACAGCACCCAGCAGGAGACCCTGCGATCAGTATTTGGCTCAAGGGTGATCAGTGTGTATTCTGAAAACCACCCTGAACTCTACCCACAGGCCCTGGCGTTTTACAGGCCCCAGCAGGTAGTGGATCTATGTGATCGAGAAGTCTACCCTGAGGGTCAGGGGCTGCATTTTGAAAAGCGCATCAATTTTGCACTGTACAAACCCCACACGGACAGTGTTCAATTTCGATATCTATTCCAGGGCTCTAATGAGCAATACTATGCCACAGCAGAAAAGTTTCTTGATCAGTACCCTGACCATGGCATATTGACCTATCGTGAAAAATATGTTAACATCAACTACAACAACATATTTGCACCCGTAGAAAACCTTCTGGGTATCTTTGATACCTATGTGTATGTGAAAGAAACATTTGACCCAGCCCCTAGAATTGTGCAAGAATGTAAATATTTCAACAAGGGCTTGATTTACCTAAGAGACCCTGCCATACATGACGGGGGTAGTGTGTACTACACACGTGATATAGCAGAACCCGATGCAGCACCAATACTGGCTGCCCTAGAGCAATTACAATGAAAATAAAACCCAAATGCCTCAACTATAGATCCACAGATAACAAAGGGGCTGCATACACATCAGACGGATACATGCTGCCCTGTTGCTGGCTGGACGATCCCCCGGTCTATCGCTATGTCAAACAGTGCGGCCTAAAAGATGAGGAACTACTGTTATCTCGTAATGACAGATTGGAAGATATTTTTGCATCTGATCAGTGGGAAAACTTTTTTCAGACACTGCTAACGGATCCTGAAAATGCTTCATATATGTGCAAAAAGAAGTGCGGGGTAGACATAGATAAAAACGCAGTTAGAGACGAGGAACGAATTGAAGTAAAGGAGCAGGCCAATGGCAAGAATAACTGATGATTATGTCAAGTATCAACGATTTGTGCGACCTAACATAGATACGTCACACAGGTGCGTGTTCAAGTGTCCCCAGTGCATACGTCAAAAAACTTCCAGCCAAGAGCAGATACGTAGATCCTTTGATCTGGAAGAACACAATTTTAAAAAGATACTGGATTACTATGACAATGGTATCACCTTCTGCGGACAAATATCTGACCCTATCTATCATCCCAACTTTCTCAAGCTGTTGAAAATGTGCGACGGACAGGGCAAGGCCATTAGGATTGCCACAGTGGGCAGTGGCAAAAGTGATGCCTGGTGGGACGAAGCCTACAGCTATGGTGTGGGCGAAAACGCCTGGTACTTTGGTGTAGACGGCATTGACAAAAAGAGTGAATTGTATCGTGTGGGTTCAAACTTTGAAGACGTTTGGAAGCGTATGCAGCAGGGTAGAGATCTTGGACATGTCATAGTGTGGCAATACATTATTTTTGGCTACAATGAACACGAAATAGATCGTGCTATAGAAATTGCCAAACAAGAAGATTTTAGTCTACTGTTAATAAACACCAACAGAGGATTCAGATCAGACAATCCCCTGCTGAGAAAAAGTGTGGATTTTACCTTGACCAGTCCCGATAAGAAACACACTGAAGAAAGAGTTAAAAAAGAGTACTGGGGCTATAAATCCAAAAGCCTTGATCTTTGGCGCAAGATATCACATAAAAAATTGGAATCACTATGACATCATATGACGGCTGGGACCGAGAGTACCAAGAAAACAAACAGGCATATCTAGACCTGTTCGACAGATTTATGTCGCAACTCAACTACGAAAACAACGAAGCCTGGGAAGAAAGTTTTGCCAAACGGGTAGGTCGCAAGTATGCAGTCAGTGTGGCCAGTGCCACCGATGCACTGCACTTTGCACTATTGGCATATGGCATTGGTGCAGGTGACGAGGTACTTGTGACAGACTTCAGTTGGATTACTTCAGCTGCCTGTGTGAGTCATGTGGGTGCTACACCTGTGTTCTGTGAAATAGATCTAGACAGCTATCACATGAATCTGGACAGCATCAAACGAATGTATTCCGAAAAGACCAAGGCAATTGTATATGTACACCTTTTTGGTAATATGACAGATACCACTGAGATTCGAGAGTTTTGTAAAGAAAAAGGCCTAGTGTTTTTTGAAGATGCTGCTCAGGCCTTGGGAGCAAGTCTAAACAATGTTCGAGCAGGCACCATCGGCGACTGTAGTGTCTACAGCTTTAACAGCAACAAAGTGATTTCGGGGATTAATGGCGGAGGTGTTTTCCTAACCGATGACGAATCCAAAGCAAAGTTGGTCAAAAAGATTAGGCGTCACGGCAAAGATAAAGATTTTGAGATGCTGGGATTTAACAGTCGTATGTATGTGCTTAACGCTGAAGTTATTAATCTTCGACTGCAAAATGCCGAAAGGAATCAAGCAAGACGTCAACAAATTGCGCAACAGTACAATCAAGCGTTTAAAGATTTGCCAGTTTTTACACAGCAGGGTCAAGAAGGGCTGTCCCATAACTACCATAAATATACCATTAGATTTCAAAATAAAGATGTTAGAAAGCGTGTAAAAGATGCCTTGAAAGCCAGTGTGCATTACGAAAAACCCTTGTCTGAAAATGGCATGTACAACACACACCAATATAGAAAAGATAATTGTGTAAATTCAAAATTAGTAGCTGACACAATAATTTCTTTGCCCATTCATGCATGGCTGACTGATGACGAGATATCCACAATAATCAATACAGTTAAAAAACAATTTTAGAGTGTAATATGAGTGTAAGTTTTAGACATAAGAGTTTAAACATCGAAAATAGTCCAAGATGCACCTTGCAGTGTGCTTGTTGTAAACGCACCAAGTTTAAAATTAAGTACGGGCAGAATGTGCCCTTACCCGGAAGCGACATTACGCCCGATCAATTAAAAAAATGTTTGAAATATTTTAATAGTATAAATTTCTGTGGTCAACATTCTGATCCTATATTTGGACAACACTTTATAGAAATGTTAAAAGTCTGTAAGGATAGCAATGTACCTACAGAAGTACATACCGCTGCTTCGCATAAACCAGAAACATGGTGGCGCGAAGCATTTCTTGCAAATACTGATGCACGTTGGAGCTTTGGTATTGATGGCCCTCCCGAACTAAGTCATTTATATAGAATAAATCAAGATGGTGTACATTTGTTTAATATGATGTGCCTAGCTAAAGAATTAGGAATAGATGCGCACTGGCAATATCTTGTTTTCAGCTATAATGAGAATGATGTTGAACGATGTAGAGAATTGGCACAATCTAAAGGTATAAAAATTTATTTTAAACTTAGTGCAAGAGGATTACCAGACGGTTTTGCTCCTATAAATAAAAAATATGATTGGAGGACTTACGATGAATGATAGAGAGCTTGTTCCAAAGTGTCTCAATACTCGAGAAGAAATATGCCTAAATGCTGCAGGATATTTTACTCCATGCTGCTGGTTTGATGCCGAAGATGCTCGTAAAGCAGATCCCCTTGTAGAAGGTTTTTTTGACCCCAGCTTAAACATAAATAATCACGCTGATCCAGCCACTATCATCGAAGGTGAGTATTGGAATAAATTTATGATGACACTAAAAAACGAGCCTCTGCATGCTCCTAAAGCCTGTTGGCATCATTGTAGTGGCAAGATTACTAATAAACATATAGAAAATACGGATCTAAGAATACATTTCTAAAGGAATAATATGAACATTCAAACATTAAAAAACAATAAATCACTAATTATAAAAGAAACTATAAGTTGGCAGAAAATTAATCATCGAATTCCAAAATCACGAAGTCTTGCCAAATGCACTAGAGATCTAAATTTTGTTTTTGATGCCTACATAGATGATTTGACTTTTGAAACCACAAGAAATATCACCTATATAGCATCTAAATATTGGTTCGACAATAAACGACAAATACAAAACTACGAAACGGAGATAGCCGTACACAATTATATGATGGAGCGTATGCTAGTCGATCGAGATAGTCAAACAATTGGTCAAGTACAGACTTTCGGGCTGGCGTTTGATCTTCTATTAACTCCACAGAATCGGCAGGTAACAGCAGATGAACTGGTTAATTTAAAATCTATTTTAATCGAAACTATAAAAACCGGACCCAAGTATATGAATTACAGTCATATGCACAAATATCAGTATGTAATGAAATACGACACTGAAAAGTTGCCGGATCCTTTTATAATAAAGCAATCGTTATACGAAGCGTGGTCCAGTACTCCATCCAAACAACAATTCATGCCTTACAACATATTTGTGCTAGGACCCGGTGATACAAAAATTAAAGAAATGATTTATTATAAAGCGTTGGTTAGAGAATACGAAACTAATTTTCCAAAATGGGATGTTGATGTAAAAGATCCCGTGGCAGTTGAAAAGGCCTTCTTGAGTCATCGGTCACCGCCTCAGTACCTAAATTATAAAACTGCTCCTTATATACTAATTTGTACGCAGAGAGTAGAAGATCAAGTAAATCCTTTTAATAAACTACAGCAGTCTAAAGGTTTTAATTTTGAGCAGACAACTAGAGAATGGCAAACAGATCCCAAAAGAAAAAATCGCGCACAAGGACTAGCCATGATAGAAATTGGTATGTTTACGCAAGCATTTTCAAACTTGTGTTTAAAACACAATATTGATGTTTCTCATACCAGATGTTTGCCAACCACTATGGACTTTTGGACCGAACCGGAATTTAGTTTTTTAGAAAATCCACCTCAATTGATCCTATCAGCTGGATTTGGAAAAGAATATCGTAGAGATTTTTACCCAGATTTAACACACGGAATGGACTACAGACCCGACTTTGAAAGAATTGTAAAATTTATAAGTGGAACAGAATAACATGATAGACAACGTTTTAAAACATTACAAATATGTAAAAACGTACGACCGAAGTCGGGATGTTCCACAATCGGTTATAGACGATTTACTGCAACGAACCTGGAAAGTAACTCCGTCAAAAAATAATTTCATGCCATACAAATTACACGTATTAGGCCCACAACACCAAGATTTAAAAGATAAAGCATACGAAAAGGCGTTAAAGCATCAAGATGATCAAGACCATCTTACTGTTCCTTCTCCTAAAATGCCAAGATTTCATAACATAGTATCTTGCCATTACTTGTTGATCTTCACGCAACGTGTCGAAGATCAACCAAATGCACACCAACAAGAGCTAATTGCTCTCGGAAGAAATTATACACAAACAGATCCTAATAAATTAGGGGAACACTACAGCAATGCACTTTTGGAAATTGGAATGTTTTGTAATACATTTGCCGCACTGTGTATAGAATCTCAATTGGATGTATCTTATACACTATGCCTTCCTAAAACTATAGAACATTGGCAGGAACCCGGATTTGAATTCTTAGAGCAAAAACCAGTTTTCATTATGACAGTTGGCAAAGCACTAGAATATCTTCGGGACGAGTATACTGCACTAGAGAAACTAGATCTTAGGCCAGATTATAACCGCATTGTAAACTTTGTCAAATAAGTATTAATTAAGAAACATTCAGGATAAGAAATGATCAAGACACTAGCTGACCTAAAAGGATCAGAATATCGTACAGTTGACTTTTATATGACAAAGTCATGTAACAAGTCCTGTCATTACTGCACCGCTTGGACTCTGGAAATGCGTAATCTCCATGTAGACATGGATTTTCTAAGAACTATTTTAGATGGATTAAGTCCTTATAAGACACGCATTTGCCTGTTAGGCGGCGAGCCGGGACTTGTTAAGAATCTCAGAGAAGTCATTGCCGAAATAAAGAAACATCCCAATCTTGTAATTCAAGTATTGTCCAACTCACTGATACGCAAATTTTATCCGGAAGTATTGGAAGATCCCGAAATTATCTACATCGAACATTTGGTGTTGGATTTTTACGAAGACCGTATTGAAAAATTAGGCAACTTTCCGTTCTTTGAACCCAACGATTTAAACAACTATAATTTGATTATTGAAACTCCGGGCTACTTTAAATACAAAGACGAGCACGATCTATCCTATCTCAAACATAAGAACACTGAATTTAAAGAGTACAATTCTAGATCACCTGACTTTTTCACAGATCATATACCGGTAAAGGCGCCTGAGCTCGATCGTAAAGTGTGTGCCAAGTTTCCGCTAGTACCAGTGTTTGATTTTGAAATACAAAAAATTCGCCATTGTAGCAGAAAGGTTATTAACGGTTCAAGACAGTTTGACGTTACCAAAGAAAACATTGATAAGATGATGAATTACAAACTGTTTGACTTTGAAAAGTATTGTGAGAAATGTCTTGATATTATTCCAAAGCGACCAACTGCTCAAAGAAATCGTATTATTGAAATACTTAAAGAAGAAGAATTGCAAAAATTACAAGTAGCCGACCAATGAATATTTTTTCAGTTGCAGTGAATATTCACGATCATAACACCTATGACGGAGTAGTTCATAATCAAGTAGAACGTCATAATAGAAGAAAGCATAATCTCAATCGAAAGAATTCGCACGATCCTACCTATAGTAGAGAGTTCTTTAATGAACACTTCTTACCCAATTATGTTAACACAGCCAATGATGATGTGTTTGCCTTTACTGTTTCTAATCTAGGGCAGGAATTTGTACTAGACTTACTGCAAGCTACATTGCCGGATACAGATTTCTTGGCGTTTAACCCAACTAACTTATGGGATAAGTTGCACACTGAAAAATATTATTATATTGACCATCATCAAAGTCATGCTGCTTATGCATTTCTAAGTTCAGGATTCGCTGAATCAGATATTTTAGCAATTGATGGTAGGGGCTGGCAATTTAATTGTATTTTTGTTGACAAGCAAGGCACTATTACAAACTTGTCTGAAAAAATGTCGATAGGCGGCTTGTGGAACAGGCTGGCGCAGGATCTTGGATTTGGATATCTTGATGCAGGCAAAGTAATGGGCCTAGTAGGGTATGGAGAATACAACGAAGAAGTCTATACAATGATTCATGAGTATTTGAAAACTCCCAATCATAGACTGCCTGGTAATGCAAAAGAAATTCTAAAACGGATCCCTAAAGAAAATGTAGCATTCACACTACAGTATGTGACTATTGAAATTGTTAAGAAATTTGTATACCCTCTTAAAACATCAGATAATCTATGCATTGCTGGAGGAGTTGCTTATAATGGATATATGAACGAAGAATTTACAAAACATTATGTAAATGTTCACGTTCCACCTGCTGCAGGCGATGAGGGACAATCAATTGGAACATATATGCATGCCGACTATGTTCTAAATAAAAACATTCATATACCCAATGTATATGCAGGAAAAGAGTATACTGTCAACCCTGAAATTTTTAAGGGATTGACCTATCAACAAAAGCCAATGGACGAAATCTATGTTGAGGTAGCCGATGCCATTGCCAACGGTGATATTGTTGGATGGTTTCAAGGTAAAAGTGAGTCGGGCAATCGAGCATTAGGTAATAGAAGTATTTTAGCTGATCCTAGAAACCCAGATATCAAAACTATTATTAATAGTCGTATTAAAATGCGTGAAGACTTTAGACCTTTTGCTCCCAGTGTGTTAGAAGAACATTACAAAGACTACTTTGATACTAATCAACCTAGCCCGTTTATGTCGAGGATCATGCCTGTGATATCAGATAAGATTCCGGGAGTAACACACGTAGACGGTACCGCAAGAATTCAAACTGTTAATAAAGAGTTTAATCATAATTATTATAATCTGATAAATGCCTTTTATAAAGTCACCAGAATTCCAATGCTGCTCAACACCAGCTTTAACTGTCAAGAGCCTATTGTGGAAACACCCGAACATGCTGTAAATACATTTAAAAAATGTGGGCTAGACATGTTAGTAATAAATGACTATGTAGTAAAAAAATGATCGATACTGAAGACCTAGAGTTTGTTGGAAATGTTTTACATTTACAGAATAATGCTTCTGTAGACTTGTCTTTACTAAAAAACATCCTGTCTACTATGAGAGATAATCCAGAGCTAGCACATGACATCAAGGACTCATTTGGTAGAAATCAATTTGCAGCCAAATCACTGTTAGTAGATCTAATAGACCAAATGGAATGTTTAGATAGCGAATCTGAAGTGGTTATATTTGGTTGTTGGTATGGTAGCGTTATTATACCTAAATTGGCCAAGAGAGTAAAAAGTATCTACGGTATTGATCTTGATAAACAAGTGATACATATTGCAAAGAATAAATTTTGGAAGGATAACTCTAAAATTAAACTGATCGAAGGAGATGCGTTTGCCAGCTTTCGAAAAAATTATGGCACAGCCAAGCTGTTCATAAATACTTCGTGCGAACATATGCCCGCAATGAAAGATTGGCCTAGTTGGTCAAAAGTAAGTGACGATGCATATTTTGCATTTCAATCTAATAATATGTATGGCATTCAGGGACATATTAATTGTGTTGATACTATAGAGGATTTTAAAAAACAACTGCCAGCACATGCTGAAGTTTTACATCAAGAAGAATTAACTGACGATCGAGGCACTAGATTTACACTTGTAGGCAAGATATGGTCAAACCAGGCTATTCAAGAAAGAGATTTACCAAAACTACAGAAAGCAGCAGAGATAGAAGCAAGACGTCTTAAGAAAGAAGCAGAAGAAGAAGCAAGACGTCTTAAGAAAGAAGCAGAGATAGAACGGCGTGTTGCAAAAGCAGCAGAAGAAGAAAAAAGGTGGTGGGCAAAAGCAGTAGAGATAGAAGAAAGACGTCAGATCAAGCTACAAGAGATAGAAGCAAGACGTCTTAAGAAAGAAGCAGAAGAAGAAGCAAGACGTCTTAAGAAAGAAGCAGAGATAGAAGCAAGACGACAGATTAAGTTAGAGGAAGAGCTGAAGCGGCAACAAAAACGAAAGTTAGAGGAAGAGCTGAGGCAACAAAAAAAGTTGTTAGAACAACAAAAAATCAAAAAAAAGGAAATTGATATGGCAAATGATTTAAAAGAAAACGGAACACTAGATCAGTCTCAGACAAAAATGCTGGAATTTATTAACGGCCTATCTATCTTGGATGACAAATCTGAGATAGTTGTGTTTGGATGTAAACATACGGTTGAACTAATGACCACATTAGCTGAAGGCAAAAAAAGAGTGTCAGGCTTTGACAGCGACGATTCTTTAGTTAGATCGTTAAAACATAACGTACTCGAACAGTATTCTAATATAGAAATTATTGATGCTGACGTAATTACTAAAAATGCAAAACGATTCGAAGATGCAGATCTAACGATTAATACCATATGCGAACACATGCCGCCTATGAATGAATGGGAATCTTGGAAGAGATTCAAAACAGGATCACACGTTGTATTCCAATCAAATAATTCATCTAACAAAGATGGACTTACTAATTGTGTCACTTCCCTAGATGAATTCAAAACACAACTTCCACTAAATGTAGAAGTAATGTTTGAAGACGAATCGGAACATGAAAAAGGCACTAGATATACTATTATTGGCAAAATAACTGCTTAATCTCAGTTTACAATTAATAATGTGTTCAAGTACCAGCATTTCTGCTGGTACAACACTACCATTTTTATTTTGGAACAAAACTTTTAATTCCTAATAAATACTTGATGCGAATATTTGAAGTTATCCAAAATAAAGAATTAGACGAAGAGCCCGCAAGCCGAGCTCTTTGCACATCAGGCAAGCCAAATGCTGCTTTAGGTGCCAGTCAACTGGCTAGCTGCAAGAGTCAGGGCTATCGTGGTCGACACGGTAATAAATCACACAAGATTGGCAATGAACGCACCACAGTAAAAGGCAAAAGAATCAAGGGCAAGAAATATGGCGGCCCACTTCCAGACTGGAGTTGATCTAGATGCATAGAATCGGAAAAGGAGATCTGTTAATAGCTCCTCCTAATATGAGCGATTCGAGATTCGACAAAAGTGTATTATTAGTTACTCGTAATACAAATCAAGGATCGTTGGCACTTTGTGTGAATCGACCAACAAGCCATTCAATAAACAGCGTCCTTAAAGAAATAAACATAGAACTATCGCAAAATTTTAATCTCTATTGGGGAGGCCCAGTAGGACTTAACACAGTTTGGATGTTACACGACAGTAATTGGAAGATGGACTCGACTCACAGGGTCAATGCCGATTGGTCGGTGACCAGCAATGTTGGTATGTTTCATCATCTAGCCGACAACGATTACCCAGAGCGTTTTAGAATATTCTTTGGACAGAGCAGTTGGGGACCGGGACAACTTGAAGGCGAACTGCTAGGCGATCCACCGTGGAGCAGACAACAAAGTTGGCTAACGCTAAAAACACCTGACCCAGTTTGGCTTTTAGAAACTAATACTAAAGAAATGTGGATAGACTCTACACAGCTATGCGGAGAACAGGCCACTGACAGTTGGATGGCCTAGATGCAACTCCGCAGTACTAGGGATAGCAAATATCTCTATATTGATTGGTGGTTAATGAATCACTGCAATTACAATTGCAGTTACTGTCCTGATATTATAAAAAGTGGTAGCATTGACTTGCCAAACATAGAACACTGTTTGGAATTTGTTAATCAAGTTAATAATTTTGCCAAAACTCTAGGCAAGACCTGTAGTTATTATTTTACAGGAGGCGAAGTTACGCAATGGCCATGGCTTGTGGATTTAATAAAACATATCAAAACAAAAAACAGTAGTGTATGCATAAGAACTAATGCCAGTATTCCTATTGCAGAATGGCAACGGCTGTTGGATACAGTTGATAGCATCAATCTAGAAGTGCATTCAGAACATACACCTATCAGTCATTTTATGCTTTGTTTATATGCCGCTAAAAAGAAAAATGTAAACGTGAGTATAACAGTGAGTATGTTGCCGGACCGCTGGCAAGAACTAGAAGATACTATTACTAAAATAAAAAAAATGTGGCCGGATCAATCCGTTCATAGAAAGATGCTGTTTGAAGATCCTGCTATCAACAAACAGCCTATGGAATACAAACTGGAACACACAATAAAATTAAAACGCCAACACGAAAATTTGATTTATGTTAATGATCATGGTGAAGAAGAATTTACAGATTTTCAAACTTTAATTTTGGAAGGTAAAAATAAGTTTCAAAATCAAACGTGTCAGGCAGGCATTGAACAACTGATCATTGATGCTTGGGGCCGTATAAAAAGAGGCCACTGTGGTCAAGGTGGCCTCATTGGAAAACTAGGAATAGAATTTACAGGAGTTCAGGTGCCTGTAATTTGCAAAGCTGATGCCTGTCGCAACGGCTTTGACATACACGCTACTAAACAGTAATTCCTTCTCGTTCGAGTGCTTCACGCAGGGCTCGTTCAACTAATTGATTAAAAGTGATATCTTGTTCGTGTGCCAGTTTCATATAGATAAGAAGTTCTTGATCGGAAAACTCCATAGGAACACTTACACGAGTATCGTAGTCTTCGCCTGCTCGAATAGCTAGACACTTTTGAATAAAGTCGTCGTCTACGTCCAAATCAACATAGTCAACATCGTCCCAGGCATTGTCTTTGTCAATGTCTCTCTTCTTGGCTTCTTTACGATTCTTTTTTTGAAAGTCTGGATTAATCATACGATAGGCACGATCATGTACATAGTCGTGAGCCTGTACTTCATAAACCACTTGAGTCTTGGTATCAAAGATCACAGTAAAGCTATGACCATCTTGCTCCCCGTTCCACGAATCTAGTGCATAAGCATCGGAACCGTAGCATTGCCACATATAGTCGCTACCTTCTGTAATGCGATAGCCTACCAATTCCATCCATTCTTTCATTGTAATCATTTCTTGTCCTTTAGGTAATTAAAAACACAGTTGCAAATAAAGAAATAACAAATACCACACTCATCATTGAAGTGAATATAGTCGTTGCCAATCCTCCCTCGGTCTTGTACATAGCCAGACCTGTTGTTATAGTAAAAAACATCAAGGATATAAACCATACGCTGATGAATATTTCTTTGTAAGTCATAGTTTTTCTCCACAATGTGGACACAGTTTGGTATTGGCATTACGCATTTCCTTCAGTGTCCGATTTAGTTTCTTGGCATCAGCCAGCTGACTTTTAATCAACTTACGATTTCGTTCGCTTTTGGCCTTACTTAATTCTTCTTTAAGGTGTAGCTTCATTTTATTCAAGCGACCTTCAAAGATTTCAATAAAGCCCGTTATGCCCGGACTAGAGCTTGCTGGGGTACCGCTCATTCTTCAACTCCGAAATGTTCCCGAATCTCCTCGTAAATGTCCAATGCATCGTGTTCGGCGGCAACATTGGCACATTCCCGAACAATCAACTCGGCGAACTTTTGACACTCTGGCATGTCCCAGTGTCCAACACCAAACATATCCGTTGTGTATCCAGCCTGTTCAGCAAGTTTTTGAATTCGTTCGTTCATACAATTACTGCTTGCTCTATGGCTCGTTCATCCCAGATCTTGTAGCTATGATTCTTGCGCACCCAATTGGCAAAGCTCTGAGCATCTGTGGTAAACCAATCTTGGATGTCTGTTTTTGTAATGTCGTCATTGCTGGTGAATACGTAGATTTCATAGTGGCGATGACCGTTAGCTTGAGCTCGGAGTTTTAGCGATTGAATACTAAAGCTCATAGGCTTTTCAACCCGCTTGCTTTGTTTGATTGAATCAAACAAATGGCCTTTGGCCCAATTGTCGGGATGATGTTCTGTGATCTCTTCAAAGAACTCCACACCATGCATATCCCAGCTAACAATATAATAACGCATTTTTAATACCTAACAATCAACGATATGTTACATTGCCCACAACAGCACCCGGCTTCTGTAATGCTTCGGCTCGACGCTTCTTATATTCTTCGTTGTCTACTTCCATTAGTTTAAGCTCACTGATTGGAACAGCTTTAGATTCAATTGCCACAGGCTTTGCTTCCGGAACAACTACTGAAACAACTTTGGATTGGGACTTACCGAGTTCTTTATCAATCATCGAGTCTTCGTCTTGTTTCTTAGAATCTCGTTGCTCTTGCTGACGTAACAATTTATTAGCATCGCCTACGGGATATCGAACCAATACAAATGTTCTGTATCCGCGATTCTCTGCTTGAATCTTGCTGTCTTCTAAATGGTGACCAGTGATAGCAGTTTCAATAATATTCTTTCGAATAGTTATACTGGTATAATCACTATTGACTGTGCCGGCAGTGTCTTTACGTTGCTGTCTAGTTGCGGCATCAATAACACCGTTTAGCTTAGAAGCCAACTGATGTTGAGCATCCAACAAGGCTTTGGCCCGACTCATAGACAAGTCTGAACTAAGGCCAGTACCAGTTATAAACATATACTCGTCTGTGCTAGCAGGAGCCTTAACGTACCAGGGCGGTACATCGATAGTCAACGGAGCTTCAATTTTGCCCGGTGCAGGCAACACCTGAACTTCTTTAACTGCCGGTGTCGGACTTGAGATCTTTGTCTCTGCGGGTTTAGTGGTACTGCATCCTGCAAGAATTGCAGTAGCGATTAGTGTTAATGCCAACGACTTTTTCATTTTGCCATCTCCTGTGAGTGTGTTTTAACTGTGTCTACGCCCTTGTCAAGCATACGAGCAATGCCGGAGAATCCAACAGTTGCTAGTATAAGTCCAAAGACTGTGCCTATAATAAAGTTTCTCATATGAGCCTTTCTGTGTGTGATGTTAATATTATAACGTGAAACTTACCACTTGTCAACCACTCGCCAAACCTTTTGATCGGGGCTTCGACATATGATTCCTTGATGCATATCAATTTTTCCAATATTTGGATTAGATTCAATAAACCATTTACAAAAACTACCTCGGTATCTAAATACATTTTTGTAGGCAGGATGCACTTGAACTTCACTTTCCCAAACCAAATCACCTATAGACACAGAGGCCTTTTGTTTGGGTTTGGGTTCATCTGTACAAATCAATTCTTGACTGCCTGTAATTTTGGTACCACTTACAGATTCCAAAATACTCACACGTCCGGAATTCAATGCTTTGGCACAGATAGTATCCAAACTGTCATTGACACTGCCAATTTCCTCACCTTGAGCAGTGTGCCATTTGTTGTTGATATAGGCTCGAAACGTGATGCGGCACAAGTTCTTACCGTTGCCTTCGGGCAACACTTTTCGTTCTACGTCTGCAATCTGTTCAATTGATGCAGTCAGTTTGCTCACGGTAGACGAACGAGTATAACACTCTGCCTGCACAGTTGCGGCAGAAAGCAATATCAAACTGGTTAGAATCCTTGACACTGTGTTCTTATTGTCCATAAGACTACCTTTGCTGACTGTGTTCGTTGTATAGCAGTTTGATTGCCGGATATTGTAGCAAACGTCCCCTGCCAAGTAGGGTTTTCAATCTGCGGATTAGAAATTATCGCTTCTAGGTCTGCTGACATCATGTGTCCATATCTACAATCAACCTGAAGCGGTTGTATTGCGTGATTGGGACTGGCACTGTTATGCTGTGCAGTTGCACAGCCAGATAACAATAGAACAAGTAATAGTGGTTTCATTCTCTACTCAATCTGCTCCAAACTAGGAACTCTTTAAAAGCATTATAAACTGTTTCTGCTTCTTTGTCATCCATTGGGACTTTTGTTCCGCGAACATAAAAACCATCGTCAGCTACCTTCAGCATCTCAGTACCTCCTGCAACGCAGGTGATAGTGTTAGGATTGAGTTCACCAACTGTTAATTCTTTGGATGATTCTTTGCCCCAATTATTCATTACATTCTGTAATGGTTGAAAGTTATAACTGCTCATCGTGCTAATCCTGAAATAAGAACTTCTCGTTCGTGCATATGGGCTACAGGCTTGAGCCATCCTGCATTGATAGCTGTGATAAAGATACTTTTGTATTCAGCAGGACAATTATTGCTAATTTCAAATCCTGCTCGAGGACTGGTCATAAATCCGTCGATGATAGTAAATTCCGGATCACCGGGTCTAAAAGTTTTTATAAAACTCTTACTGGCAGTAATGTTAACAGTCATTTGTGGCTGTCCTTGATAGTGGTAAAAAGTTGTTGTTTTTCCGTTTTGTATTTGACCCAGCTTTCCTTAACTTGATCCCAAACACACCATTTGCCAGTCCAAATGAACAGCACAATCATAGGAATAGCAAATAGATATAGATCATAGGGTTTGGGTGCAAACACACCGGCCCCTGCAAAGAACGAACCAATGATAAAACCTTTTTGCCAGATTTCCCATTTACACCATTGCCAACTAATAAACTCTAGAATCTCTTTCATTAGATCTTCTCTCCTGCCTTGAAGCCACGAAAGCGTAGGAAGCGAGGAAAGCGCAAACTGTAGGTGCCGTCTTGATTCTGTGTGACAGCATCGGCACGTACTTCTACTACCTGCCCCACCACTGTATCACGTTCTTGCCAATAAGAATCACGATCCCCATCACTAAAACCACTACCCACATTGACGCAAATTGTCTTACCATCATCGACACCCTCGCAGACCAAAGCACCAAGACGGCCAATATTTCTTCCGGTACCTTCTTCCACGGATGTGATCGAAAGACTAACTTCGATAAAGGGCTTTTGTTTGAGCCACGAAACAGATCTTTTACATTCATATTTGGCATCCGGATCCTTAATCATTATACCTTCAAAACCTTCTGCGACCATTTTCTTGTTGTAGTCCTTGTATTCGATCTCTCCCAAGAACTCGTCAAGATTAACTTCAATCTGCGGAATGATCTCAACGCATCCACTGTCTGCAAAGATGTTAGCCCAATTCTTTAGCAGATTAGAACGTCGACGTTGTCCCATCACACTCTTGCCAGCTTTAAACTCTACAAGTGGAACAGCATCGAACAAACACAAGCGGGCATCCTGTGCCTGAACATTGCTTTTTCTATGAACCTGTTTCATAAGGTCCTGGAATGAATGACTAACAACCTCACCATCAAACACCATACTGCGACCAATCTCTTCGATGTAGCCTTCTAGGTAGCTAGTGATGTGAGCAAAGTTTTCAAGTACTTTACCGTTACGTGTGTACATAGTAACAGTTTTAGATTCGTAGTCTACCACAGTGATAGCACGAACACCGTCGAGCTTGGGCTCAAGTAGTTTCTTGCCTGTGATCTTCTTTTCGTGGTTGGCTCCGTCGTGTGCCAGCATGCATTCAAACACAGGTACAGATGCAATGGTCTTGCCCTTGAGTACCTTGTTGACTGTTTTCTCGCTGACACCGCAACGTAGGTCTTTGATCAGTATGCGACGATACCAATCGTTCCATTGACCTTGCGTAGACACATCCATAGCCAATTGAATAGCATCACGAGCATCGTGTCCTGTAAGTTTGCGGCGATAGAGACTGTCTGCAAGTTCCACAAAGTTAGTCCAGCTAAGACCTTGTCCTTCATCTTTGTCTTTTGTAGGAACCTGCTTGACTCCAAAGGTGTATAGGCCATCCAGTGCCATACGCAGTCCTTCGAAGAATTCTTCTAGACCTTCTTCAACGGCAGCTTCGAGTATCTGTTCTTTGTTAATGCGGCTATTGTGTATTTCCAATTGCCGAATAAGGTATTCTGGTTGCGTTCGCAAAATCTACTCCTAGTTGTTTACTGTGCTACTAGTATAGCACCATAGGAGAGTTTTGTCAATCAGTTTCTATGAATAGCGTTGGATGTGATTGAGCAGGATTGGATCGATCTGTAAATCGTTCGCTCATTTTGGCAAACATCTTGGCGTCACGCTCTATGAGAATGCAGTCTCGTCCTGTGTTCTTTGCCGCGATACCGGTACTGCCCGATCCTGCAAATGTATCCAAAACAACATCGCCTGGATTGGTACACAGTTCAATAAAGTATTCCAATATCTCCGTGGGCTTTTGTGTAGGATGGATTTTGTCTTTGCCCAATCCTCCACTGTAGGTAATGGTATTTGGAATGATTGCCTGCACCTTGCCGTTGCTTTGTTTACGACTGAGAATCATTGCTTCGGCTTCTCGTTTGGCATCTGCAAAGATGGCATCCAAACTGCGATTACCCAGTCCGTCTTTGACTTCTCTGTAGACAATGCTGGATACCTTGTCTGCCACAGCATATCGATCAACAATACTGTTTAGATCTGTGTCACTGTTAAATGTTCTCTTGCCTCCTGGCTTGATGCCCCAAAGTATATACTCACAACCACTGACAGGATTAACGTGTCGATTGAACGGAACTGCCGCAGGCTTCTTCCAAGACCAAACACGTTTTGGTTCGAACCCTGTATCGGCCATAACTTTCCAAAGATAGCTGACATATTGGTCACTGATAAACACAGCAAAGGATCCACCTTTGCGTACTTTCTTATACCACATCTCACTCCACTGTGTTAGCTGGAACAAGAACTGTTCGTGTGTGACAGCATCCCAATCTTCATCAAAGCTCTCACTGAATTTTTGACTGTGGATGGTGTTTTTGTTTTCACCCGTTTCTTTGTCAATCCAAACAGGTTTGGCACCGTCATTGGATATGTTGTAGGGAGGATCTGTTAAGAGAAAATCAACAGAAGCATCTTTGATTTGATCTGCAATTTCGGTACAGTCGCCGTGAATAAGAGTAGTCATACTATAATTATAGCACGATTAATCTAAAAGAGCAATGAATCCTGGAAGGTTGTTGCCCGGAATGTGGCTAGGTGCGTGATATTGAAATTGGAATTGTAATGTGCTAAACGGTTTGGTAACCAAACTCATTGTGCCGTCTTTGCTAACAGTGATATGTCCAATCACAGCATCGGCCTTGTTTACAATGTCGGTCATCATTGTTCTGTATTTTTCAGCGTTCTTGCCGCCTTTGACATAATTGAGAAGACCAACACCTAGCGAATAGGTAATAATATCAGCAGCAGCTTTAAATGGATTAGCACGGAAACTTGCATATCCGGCTGCCTTTTCTCGAGGAGAAGAACTTTTCTTTCCGCTACCTAAATAGAATTTACCATCTGCCGGCATCCCAACAAATTTGGTTCCGCCACTGTCTGAAGCTGTGAACACATCTAATGATAAATTCAAAAAGTCACGATAGCTTTCAACACTGCCATCTCGCCAATTGAACGTACTGGCACGTCTAAATAGACTAGCAAAGTCGTCAAAGCTGCCAAACTTCCTAACAGCTTCTTTGTATTCTTTGATATTGGCTTTGGCCGCCGCTTTGATAATCTTGTCTACATTCTTGCCGCCGGCACTGGGATGAAAAGCCTTTAATACTTCAAAGTGTTTTTTAGACTCTTTGTCGTCGGCAATAGTAGATTCATACTTGTCCATTAGATTAGAAATGGATCTAAAACTAGTACCCGAACCAGTTAGTGCCTTAATGCTAAGATTCATTCCCGGAATCTTAACATCAACTAGAGGTTCATTGCCTTTTGGTAATTCTGCTTTCTGTCCAGGCTCAAGAATCAAAATAGGAGCAAGGATTTCTCCGAAATCTTGACTTACTGTTCCAAGATAAGGAGAAATGTGTGCCATCAATTCTGGAGCAATTGGGTTTTTTCCACCTGCGGCTGCACTATCTACTAAGGCAATGAGTGCATCAGCTAGCACAGCATCTCTTTTTCTAATCTTAGATTCTACAGCTTTCTTAGTATCGTTGATTAATTCTTCCTTGTCGAAGAATCCACCAGCAATGCCTAACCCTGTAGGAGTTAGTTCTTTCCTAGCAAGCCCAACAGATGATTCGTCGTCACCTTTAACACCCTTCATACCAATAACAACAGTATAAAGTTCTCCGGCCTTTTCAAAACTATGTGCAGGAAAAGAACTACTAGCAGTAGACTGTGTAGTATCTGTTGCTCCTGTAGCAGCTCCAAATGCAGTCATTGCCTGTTTCAATGCAGCCAGCGAGATGCCTCTAGCTCTAATGGAACTAACCTGTTTAGTACCGCCTGCATTTTGCACAGAAAACTTACCATCTGGTAGTTGTTGTTGTAGAAATGCCGCGGCAGCTTTTAGATTTTTATTGTCTGCATAATTTGGTTTTACCTTGTCCGCAGGATGTGGTTGTTTAGTTTGGTCTGCAGGTGCTTCTGGTGCAGGTTGTACAGATGGCTCAACAGCGGGCTGTTCAGCACCGGGTGCTATAGGTGGTTTTGGTTTGGCTTCAGACAATTCGAAAAATCTCATAGTAATATTTAGCCCAAATAGTTGGACCAGCTAGGATGCTGTAGGTGGAACCCACGTTTTTTGCGTTTTTCAACTAGATCCCAAAAATGCGGCTTGTAGGGCAGATGTTTTGGTTTCATTTTGGTACTTGCGGCCTTGCGATAGTTGCAGGTCTTGCAGGCAGTGGCTGAGTTTTCCCAAGTGGTCTTTCCACCCTTGCTCACAGGCAGAACGTGATCTAGTGTTGCATTTTGTTCAGTCACTTGAACTCCACAATACTGGCAACAGTATTCGTCTCTTAGGAAAATGTTGCGTTTGCTTAGGCGAATTGAACTCTTTGGTTTTTGATATTCTCTAAGCATGACAATAGCGGGCACACGAGTACTCCATCGAGCAGAGTGAACTACCCAATCGTCGTACCATTCTAGTACCTCAACTTTGTCCAGCACGAGATATCGTACGGCTTCTTGCCAGTCTACTGTACTCAATGGTAAAAGACTGACCGGCTGCATATCTGCGTTTAATAATAATGTACTCATTTGATCTTCAAATCCAAAAATTCTCGTAGTCAAGTATTTAAGTTGTTTCACTATTATATACTCAGATTACTTGCAAAGCAAGACAAATTTGTATAAAATATATGATACAGCAAATTTATAAAGGGATTAGTTAATGTTAGTACCAATGGTAATTGAATCATCTAGTAAAGGCGAACGGGCCTACGACATCTACAGTCGCTTGCTTAAAGAACGCATCATCATGCTAAATGGTCCTGTGGAGGATCAAATGGCCAATATTATTGTAGCACAACTACTGTTTTTGGAAAGTGAAAATCCAGACAAAGACATCAGCCTGTTTATCAACAGTCCTGGCGGAGTTGTCACAGCAGGTATGAGCATCTATGACACCATGCAGTTTATCAAACCCGATGTATCAACTTATGTTATGGGACAGGCCTGTTCAATGGGATCATTGTTGGCCACTGCCGGAGCCAAAGGCAAACGTTTTATGTTGCCCAATGCTCGACACATGATACATCAGCCCAGCGGTGGCGCACGTGGACAAGCCACCGATATGCAGATTCAAGTTGAAGAGATTATTAAAATGAAAAAGAGTTTGACTGAAATCTATGTCAAGCACAACAGCCAGGGCAAAACTTTTGCACAGATGACTGCTGATATGGAACGAGACAAATTTATGAGTGCCGACGAAGCATTGGCCTACGGACTCATCGACAAAATTATAACGGAGAGATAATGAACTTACAGACATTGGGTAAAATAGACAAGGGTTGGGGATTTGAATTGGTATTTGCCAACAACGACAAATACTGCGGCAAGCTATTGGTATTTGAACGTGCAGGTGCCAAAACCAGTTTGGTGTTTCACAAAGAAAAAGCCAAGAGTTGGTTTGTGAATGCAGGCAAGTTCAAAGTTAAATTTATTGATGTGGCTACTGGAGAAGTAAAGGAAGCTGTGCTAGAAGAAGGACAGACTGCTGACTTTGGGCAGTTAGGGCCACATCAAGTAGAATCTCTAGTGGCCAACAGTGTGATATTTGAAGTTGGCACTGGAGACTATGCGGAAGATCGTTTTAGACTTGCGCCCGGTGATACTCAAAATGCAAAATCCGTCGTCAAAGATTAAATGGACCTCTGATGTTCCGCCAGTGCAGGACTCAGGTTCTAGTGTCCAAGGAATACCATTTTACGATAATAAAAACATTGCCCCTAAGTGTGTTATAGGCCTAGACCGTGATGGGGTTATTAATGTTGATCGTGGAACATATACCTTTCGTCCGGAAGACTTTATACCTATCCCTGGTAGCTTAGAAGCCATGGCCAAGCTACGAAGAGAGGGTCATAAAATTGTTGTTATCACTAACCAGTCCGGAATTGGAAAAGGATTGTACACTTCAGCCGATGTTGAACGTGTGCATGAACATATGTTTCAATTATTGGGGCAGGCAGGATGCCTTAGCATAGACGGATTGTTTTATAGCAACACTAATTTAAGAAGTGATATATTTGCTAAACCAAATATTGGAATGTTTAAACGATGCGAAGACGAAATCAAACATATTAAATTTAATAAAGGATATTTTGTAGGTGATAAAATGTCTGATCTCAAAGCAGCACATAAAATTGGCGCAATACCTGTGCTGGTACGAACTGGCTACGGTCTAGAAACAGAAAAAGAATTAGACAAGTGGACCTATCGAGATATCAAGAGCAAGACCAAGGTGTTTGATGATCTTGCAGCATTTGTAGAATCAATAAGTCTTGTTAAATGATGCTTGAAGAGCAGTAATTAGATCTTCGATCATGCCATCATCGTGAAACGGAGTGGGAGCAATACGTAACCGCTCTGTGCCTACGGCAACTGTAGGTGAATTAATAGGCTGGATGTAGATGTTATGCTCGTTTAACAACTCATCACTGATGGCCTTACAACGAACAGCTTCTCCAACCAGTATGGGCACAATGTGTGTGGTAGTACATTCCATCGCAGGCATACCTGCCACACTTAAACGATGCTTTAGTTTGCGAGCCCGTTCTTGATGTTTGTCACGCAATTCATTGTGATCCTTTAGGTACTTGACCGCAGCCAACGCACCAGCACAGGCCACAGGACTCATTGATGTGGTAAAGATAAAGCCCGCAGCTACTGAACGGATGGCGTCAATGACTTCTACATCGGCAGCTATATAGCCACCTTGGACTCCATAGGCTTTCCCTAATGTACCATTGACTATGTCAATACGGGATTGTAGCCCAAGTTCTTCAACTTTCCCACCACCGTGGGGACCATAGAGTCCTACCGCATGAACTTCATCGATATATGTTATAGCACCATAACGATCTGCTAGGTCGCAGATCTCTTTGATGTGTCCAACATCGCCATCCATTGAGTAAACTGATTCAAATACTATACAGGGCACGTTTCCTGTGAGCTGTATACTGGTTAATATATCTTCTAGGTGATCGAGATCGTTGTGACGAAACACAGTCTTTGGCGCACGGCTGTGTACCATACCGATCACTAGGCTGTTGTGATTCTCACTGTCACTTACAAAATGTATGTTAGGTATAATCTTGCTCAGTGCAATCAAGGTCCACTCATTGGCCACATAGGCTGATGAAAACAGCAGAGCCCGGGCCTTGTTGTGCAAGGTGGCCAGTTCGTGTTCCAGTGCCACGTGATAGTGGCTGGTACCTGCAATATTGCGAGTGCCTCCACTGCCTGCTCCTGTGTGATCTAGCGCAGTGTGCATGGCATCTAGTACAACTTTATGCTGACCCATACCTAGATAATCATTGCTGCACCAGTTGGTGATGGTTTTGATGTTGTAGGGTCCGTACCACATGGCTGAAGGGAACTTGCCCTTTTCGCGTATGATATCGTTGAACACACGGTATTTTCCCGTGTCTTTGAGTGTTTTAAGCAGAGCATTAAAGGGAACTTTATTAATCATAACTTTATTTACACTATAAATATCCATAGTTGGATATTACTAAACTTGATGTGCTTATCTGTTTAGTCGAGTCCGTAAAGAAGATTTAGGAGACCAATGACATTACCAGATGAAAGATGTCGTTCAGTGACTGAACTAGACGATCAAGAATTCATGCGATTGATAGCCGTACTGAGAGACTTGGTAGATGTCGGAGGCACCGATGGGCTGAAGCTGAATTGGCATGTGCAGGCCTTTGAGTCTCGCAAGCGTTGGCAACCCACAGTGGCGCATATTACTGACTTTTTAATGCACTGCCAACCACGCCACACCCATTTGCTGCTGATGGGCAGCAGTGCGGGTTGGATGATGCCCACGGCATGGCTTACCCAGTTCAAGCAAATTGATGCCTACGACTTAGATCCACTCGCCCAACACTTGTTTAATTGGCGGCATGGACCTGCGCTGCACAAAAGCAACACGCAAATCACTCACCACCGCCAAGATGCTATGGCGCTTTTGCCTGAAATACTAGCAACACATCCTCAAGCCAGCATCTGGTTTGACAACATGCTGGGGCAACACCTCTACCGCATACGTGATCAAGTGCAAGTGGAACAAGATCTCCGCGCACTCAAAACCACATTAAAGGGGCGCGATTGGGGCAGTGTGCATGATTTGCTGTCGGGCCCTACACAACAAGATGCACACATGCAAGCTGTGCGTCAAAACGTATGTCCACGCTATATAGACGCCACTTACAGCCAGGGCTTGGCGCAAAGCCTGCAGGCACAAGGCATTTGGTGTGACCATCTCACTTCACATGTGTTTGTAGACCATGCACCTACCACGCTGATACCTTGGGAATTCAAACCCCACTATTGGCATTGGTTGCAAGCGGGTTGGCAAGCACCAACATAAAAATCAATAATTAAAGGAACTGTTCCGTAGATGAAAAGCAATAAATAACTGACTATGGATATAATTAAATTAGATGTGCCTTTGTTTATACGCCTGCTTGAGCTGGCTCGTGAAGACGTCAAACAGGATGCTGATCTGCACGATGTTGCAGAAGCTGTGATCAAATTATCACAAGAGGGTGTTGTTACTATGGCTGACTATGATCAAATCGTAGGTTTTATGCAAAAGCAAGGTGATCCTGCAAAAGAACCAGCTGTTAACGATGACATTCGCAGATTCCGTCAGATTGTCGATCTTGCTGATAAACAGCAGACAGAGTATTCTAATAATCCCAAAGAAGAATATGCCAGTATAGAAAGTGTAACTACAGGAGCAGGCGGCGGACTTAATGGTCCAAAGCACCCAGATGATATCAGAGGTAATAGTTTTTCAATTTATAGGAAAGCATAATGGCTGATATTAACTATTGGGGACTCACAGGAACAAAACGCAGCGTTACCGGAATCACTCTAGCCACTGCCACAGTTGATACACTAATCACTGCCATTGCCGCAGACGAAGGACTACCAGCAGATTATTATCACTGGAGTCTTTTAAGAGATCCCAGTAAAAACAGCATTACCTTTGGTGATAGTTCTACAAAGTTATCAGCAATGGGTGTTGTCGATGGAGATACTGTGTTGTGTACTCCTCAACAAAATGAATCTAAACAAGAACGGCAGCTAAGAAAACTATACATTGCTCAGGCAAAAAAACAAGCATTTGGCGACGTTACTAAACCTTACTATCGTGTAAACAACACTTTTGATATCACTCTATTACCGGACACCTATGCCACTGACGCAGATGATAACGCCAATACCGGAGGATTGTTACAAGGCCGCCCTTGGGTAAACTATGCAGGCATTGCATTTGCACCAAATATCTGGCGCACAGACTACGAACTCTACTTCAACGATACGCCTTCATTCTTTGCCACAGCCGCATTGAAGGCCGCACCTAACGACTACAACGGCACTGATACAACTATCAGCGAACCAACCTTATTAAACAACACCAGTATTGAATACAAGGGTTACTTTCTTGCTACTTATACTGGAACACATACTTTTTATCTAAACTCAGATGATGGCAGTTGGTTATGGATTGGACCAACGGCATTAACTGGATTTACCACTGCCAATGCCTTGGTGCAGAACGGTGGCTTACATGCTCTCAGTGAGGTTAGTGCTACCATAAGTTTAGTTGCTGGCACATACTATCCTATACGTATACAGTTTGGCAATGGTCCTTCGGGTCCTGGACAACTATTTGCCAGTTACGCACACTCAGGACAGGCCAAGACACAAGTATGGACCGGCAAAGTTTTCTACAATACTGCCACTAACGGATTCTAATTAATGGCATTCAATCCTAACGATCAACCGGTAAACACTTCGGACTACGTGCATCCTAGGGATCCTCATCTCCATAGGATTGAAAATGCCATGGAGTATGATGTAGCTGGTAAACCAGTTCTGCGTGTTGACATTGGAAGCGATATCAATATCAACGGCGATGTTAACATTCCCGGTACGGTTACAGTTAACTCAACACCAGCAGATCCCGTTCACACCCACATTACAGAAGTAGGTACCAGCGGTGAATTGACCACTGCTTACTTGCCCGTAGGCGGCACAGTTACCGTAAATCAACCTGTGGCAGTAACAGACAACAACGGTAGTTTAACAGTAGACGGTAGTGTATCAGTATCTAACTTTCCCGCTACTCAAGCAGTAACAGGTACATTCTGGCAGGCAACACAACCAGTTAGTATCGCCTCACTTCCAGAAGTAGAGATCAAGAACGACGCAGGCAATCCAATAACAGTTACAGGCAGTGTGACTACTATTGGTGGTAGTGCTCAAGGTAAACTATGGACCATGCAGATTGCACAAGGATTGATTGCCGGACATACTGTAGAACAAGTTACAGGATACAATCCCTCTACATCAGCAGGTGATGCTGTATGGTCAGGTGGAACAGCATATCCGTGGAGTAGTTTTACCACAGCACAGACCCTGTATCTAAAAAGTTCTACCAACAATGCCACTGACAGAAGTATGCCATTTCTTATTGACGGATTGGATTCTAGCTATAATAATCAAACCGAAGTGGTGACACTAAATGCTTCGGACTCAAGAACAGCAGTCGCATCAACCAAACAATTCTTACGTATTCACAGCATTATGTGTAATGGCACAGACACCAACGTGGGTGACATTCTTACAACTGTTACTTCAGGAACTGGCACATTGGTTTCTAAAATATCAGCAGGTAGAGGCAGTGCTCAAGCAGGTGTGTATACCATACCCGCAGGTTATACTGGATACTTGTTCAAAGGTGATGCCAGCTCAACAGCGGCTACTGTGGTAAACTTTATGGCTCGCTACTTTGGTAAGGCATTTATGGTTGTTCACGTGGCCATTGTGGACAACAGCACTTATATCTACGACTTTCCATTCCCAATGCCATTGCCGGAAAAGACTGACATGTATACTGTAATAGAAGCAGGGTCGGGTAAAACGGCTGTGAACTATGAGATATTGTTAGTAGCTAACCCTTAATCAATATATGACCTATAGAAAATATATCAACATTGTAGAAGCAGCCAACAAAGGCTGTCCCATTGCCACACACGATCTAGAAGTAAATGTCAAGAACCGTCAGACTGCTATAGACAAGCATCACTACGGTCCTGCCAATCCCGACGAGCCTGGAAGCTATTGGAAGGATGCTGCCAAGCAATGGAACATTGACGAAAAGACAGCTAAGACAATGCAGTGCGCTAACTGTGCGGCTTTCAACATCACCGATGCAATGTACAAGTGCATACACGACGGTATGGGCAAAGAGGCTTATGATGCTGAAAAGACTCGTGAAGCAGCTGATCTAGGCTACTGTAATCTACTACACTTCAAATGCGCAGGAACTCGTAGCTGTGAACTATGGATCACCGGCGGGCCGATAGTAAAATAAGGAGCGAACCTTGGAAGACAACGACACAAGCTATCAAAGATTAAAACCTAAATGTGTATGCTGGTGCACCGGACACTGCGGATCAAGTTGTATGACAGATGATTGCGATTGTAATGAATGCCAGTGTAGTGATTGTTTAGACAAAAATGACAACCGTGGTTATAACTGATAGTCAGTTTGACGCTAACGGCTACTGGACAAATCCTGTAGAAAAGATAATCTATCTTCCTACTCCTGAAGATGTTGCTCTATTTGATCAGAATGGTTATGACCTTACTGATCTAGAAAAGCACTATGCCTACAGCAATTGGAACAAGCCCAAGAAACATCGCGAACATCGAGTAGCACTGAAGCAGCCCTGGTTTACGCAAGAACACACAGTAGAAGGCGCACATCTCAATCACAGCCTGCTATTTGAACGCAAGGGCTACGCAGGTGCTGCCCTAGAAGAATTGCAACACTGGGCACGAGCACTGCCCCTAATCAATAAAGTAATTGCCATCCGCCCTAAGTGGGGACTAGACTTCTCTATGGACTATGTTGACCGTGCGGGCAATGCATTTGAAGTACTGCATTGGGAATGGGACAGCTTTGACTATGAAGAGATACAGGCAGTTAAGTTAGAGATAGAGCCGGTACTAAAAGCCATTGATTGGCAAGACGCTGCACAGAATATCCTAGCTAATAAAGATTCGTGGCATCACTTAGACTTCTTTGCTCAGAGTGCGTGGAAGTGCAGTTACTTTGGCATCCCCGAAGAGCGATTCAAAATGGTTGCTTGGGCATAAATACTAGCACTTATTGGAGTTGATATGAAAAAGTTTTTATTATTGTTGTTGGCAGTACCTGCACTAGCATTTGCACAAGGCAAGATGCCTGCAAAGTCAGCAACATACGATGCACAAGTTATTAGAGTGAGTGATGGCGATACTATTGTAATCGCCGCTCCCTTTCTACCACAGCCTCTCAAGCCCGAACTTGCTGTTAGGATCTACGGAGTTGACACACCAGAAAAAGGACACAGAGCTCAATGTCCACAAGAAGACCAGCGAGCGCAATTGGCGAGTAAATTTACAACTCAAGCCTTACAATCCCACCCAAAGCATCAAGTTATTATCTACGGATGGGATAAGTTTGGTGGCCGTATATTGGGAGACATCTTGGTAAACGGACAAAGCATTCGTCAGGGACTTATCAGTAATGGTCATGCCCGTGAGTATTACGGTGACGCTAAACAAAGCTGGTGCAATTAATTTAAGAACAGAACACACCTTAGGACCCGTTATTCGTAACGGTTTGTGTGTGGGTTGGCCACTAGCCCAAATGATATCGGAGTCGTGCCCGGAATGTATCGTTTAAATAGTGGCTTTTTTATTCTGCTAGAATTATTTCGTAGAGTTTACGCCAATTCTTGACCACAGGGTAATTGCAAAGATGATGCATATTGTGTCCGTGTTCGATTAAGATAGAACGCAGTCCTAACTGGTAGCCAACATCAGCATTAGCCGGCTTGTCTTCAATCCACCATAGTCCACTATCTCGATAAGGTGCAAGTGCGTCGTCTTTGTCTGCACCTGTATCTAAACAAATCACTGATTCAATTGCATTGCCAAACAACTTGCGCAGATTCATTTCACGCAGTCGGCCTGCGTTCTTGTCTAGACTTAGACTGGTGATCACCCGGAATTCATAGCCGTGTTCTTCGTGCAGTCTTTTAACATAGTGAGCACTATCACGTAGCGCAGGAAGAAATCCAATAGCCGCTGATTCGTTGAATGTCTTAATGACTTTTTTTGAGTCTTTTTCTTCTAGCTCATTGTAGTGATCATGCAGATAATAGCTTTTCTTATTATCGGCGGTTAGCGTATAACCACGTTCTTGCATCCAAACTGAGAATGCCCATTCCCAATCTAGTAGAACACCGTCTGCGTCTGTGAGTATAAGTTTGTTTTTCATACCATATTATAACATACTTTAACCTCTGTGTCAACGGGCTAAGTAAAAGATGACTATAATAATCGCAACTTTGGTAATGGTTCAAATTACCATTGCCTGTGTTACTCTATTCCTACATAGAAGCCAGGCACATAGAGCAGTAACATTTCATCCAGTAGTAGAACATTTTATGCGTGGTTGGCTTTGGCTAACAACAGGCATGGTTACTCGTCAATGGGTAGCCATACATCGCCGACATCATCAACGTTCGGACCAAGAAGGGGATCCACACAGCCCACAGATTTACGGAATTTGGCGTGTGCTATTCAAAGGCTGGATTTTATATCACGATGCCAGCAAAGACACCGCAATGGTCGAGAAGTTGGGCATAGGTACACCCAACGACTGGATTGAGCGTAAACTTTATACTCCACACAGCCGCTTAGGGATTCTAATCATGTTGGTCATAGACCTTGTTGTTTTTGGCCCTATCGGACTAGTAGTGTGGGGTATTCAAATGATATGGATACCACTGTGGGCCGCAGGAGTAGTTAATGGCGTAGCACATTGGGTTGGCTATCGCAACACTGATACCAAAGACACCAGCCGTAATCTAGTGCCTTGGGGCATATGGATTGGCGGTGAAGAACTACACAACAATCATCACGCAGATGGAGCCAGTGCTAAATTCAAACACCGTTGGTGGGAAATTGACATAGGGTGGACCTACATACAAATTCTACAGTTCTTAAGACTGGCCAAACTACGCACATAAGAAAAAGCACCCGAAGGTGCTTTTCTTTTACTATTTTTATTTTAATACCGCTATGCGGCCAATAGCTTATTTTTTGGTAGCGCCAGCATTTACAAATGCGTACATTTTCTCTGCTGTTTCTAGGACTTTTTCCAATCCTGGGAAAGTTGGCATGTCTACTTTGGTAACAATTTGACCAGTCTTCTCATCGCGAGTAGCAGTCATTTCCCAACCTTGAAATTTGGCTTGAAAGTCATCTTGTACTAGGCTCTTGGCCATACCCAAGATATCTGTACGGATTTCGTAACCGTTCTTGTTGAATTTAACTTCTGGTAATTTTGGTGCTGTAAAAATTTCTGACATATTAATCTCCTGTGTGTAATGTCTGTTTGCATAGATACTTCTTTTTCTCTATGTACTATTATATATGCCTTGTGATAAAAAAACAACTTATTTCTTGAACTTGTTTACTCGTTCTTTAATAAGTTTAACCACTACGTCACTGAGCACAACCTCATAGTGGTTATAATCTACTTCTACTAGTTCCATATCCTCATGATGCTTCTGACTGGCAATGGTTACAACACCATCATTGGGTTCATGCATAAAAGCACTTTGCCCTTTTACAGTAACAATGTTAGTCCACGGGTGCTGTATCTTAATGTTTCTAGCTTGCTTCATTACCCACGAACTGGGTCCAATGTCACGCATAAGTCTGCTGAACGGTAGGAAGTATTGGGCATAGTCTGCTACTTCTGCACCACCATAGGGTGTGCTTAGGGTAACAGCACCCTTAACAGCACCGGGCATCGAGTTGGCCAAATGCAAACTGTAGATACCTCCTAGACTATGTGCAACAAACACTATGTTATTGCAATCTTTTAAGGTAGACTGCATATCATTGAGGTTGTTTTCAAAGCCATTTCGGCTATCATAGTTAATGTCTAACCCTTTGCCTAATTTACTTCTGATATAATTAAAACTTTCGCTGGTGGCATTGGCACCGTGTATATAAACTAAGTTCATAGTGTATATATCTCTTGCGCTGCAACACGTTACTTGGTCATTAAGGCTTTGGCTTCTGCATACATTCCTGCTCTAGCCAGTGCTGAAGCAGCACGGGCTTGTCCCATACTGGTGCTAATAATGTATAATAGATTTAATAGTTTTTTCATAGATAGCTTTCCTTTTGAGAATTGAATTGTCGGATGTAGTTTTCCAACTGTGCGGCATCGGTAATGCCTTTGGTGCTTAGATATGCGTCTAAGCGGCTTTGATAGCTAGATCCAGGGAACATTTCGGATAGACGTTCCATAATAGCTAACATTCGATCTGATAAAAATTTCATTGTGTTTCCTGTGTGTTAGTGTAGACTCAGTGTTTCTACTGAGTTATTTATCCGGCTCTTGTGCGATCGCACATTTTTCAGTACAATGTTATTATTGTTTAAAATGAGTTAAATACACAATAGGAATATTTCAATGAAGTTACAAACTAGATCGATTTTGCAAGAACTAAATTCTATTGCCGATGTGCGCAGCACCGATTCGTTGATAGAAAGTCGTGCTACCAACATCATTAATTCTGCTATCAATCTCTTGGAAAGTATTCATAAAAATTATGATTCTGCTTCAGCAGACGAACTTGAACGCAGGTTTATTAATGCAATCAAGGGCCAAGACCCTGCAAAATTTACACGTGGTGTTCGCAGAATAGCAGAAGCACGTAAACTCAAGAAAAAATTGGACGAAAGCAATGATCAGTAAACTGTCAGAAGGCGGCAATGTATTCAAAGGCCCGGAAAAACAACCACTAACACAGCGTATCGCCACAGGAGATGTAGAGGAAACCATTCTTTACATTGAAAAGATCACAGGCCTAGATTTTACCAAAGAAAAACATCTTGATGACAAGAAGCCTGTAAAATGGCTTGGCACAACAGGCCGTAAAGAAGATCCAGATGGCACCTTTGAAAAGAACAGCAGTGGCGATCTAGACCTATCAGTAGACGCTAACGAAGTAGATAAAAAATCATTCGCTGAAAAACTGATTGCACAATTTGGCAAAGAAAATATCAAACTCAGCGGAGACAATGTACACTGGAAGGTGCCTATCAAGGGCAGTCCAGACAATGGATTTGTGCAAGCAGATTTTATGTTTTCCGCTAATCCTAAATTTCAACAAGGCAGCATGATTGGTGGGCAAGGTGAATATAGGGGTGAGCATCGCCATATTGTACTAAGCTCAATTGCTCGTGCCCGCGGTATCAAGTACAGTCCCAAGCACGGAATACTGAATGCTACCACAGACGAACTATTGCCCAATGGTAACGATTGGAATCAAATTGCCAAAGTTTTGCTGGGACAAAGTGCCACAGTCAAAGATATTAAATCAGTTGACGCAATTCTCAACTATATCAAGAAACTGCCTAACTATGAAGAACTAGTTGCAGGTGCAAGAGAAACACTGGGCAAGCAGGGTATTAGTCTGCCGGAAAATGTTATTTCGTTTGAAAGTGCTCAAACAGGAACACCCTCTTGGTTCCGCAAAATGATGGAACGAGTTAAATGAGAGCATTTGAATTTTTACGTGAAGCAGAAGCAGCACCTCCTCCTAAGAAAGTAGGGCGTGAGTTCAATCATCTAGAAGATCTTGTGTTCACAGAAGCCAATGGTGCTAACAAGGCCATCAAGATACTTAAAGATCTAGCCAGTCCTGAAACTAGTATCACAATCAAGTGGGACGGCAATCCCACTGTGTATTGGGGACGTGAAGATGATGGCTCCTTCCGACTAGTGGGTAAAAACAATTGGGGTCGTGAAGAAGGCAAAAGTTCCAGTCCAGAAGAACTCCAACAGTTTATCATGAGTCGTGGCAAGGGCGAAGATTGGCGTGAAAAGTTCGCCGGAGATATGGCAGCACTATGGCCCATATTTGAACGTGCAACTCCTGCAGAATTCCGTGGTTATGTCTACGGAGATATCCTATTCCACCCAGGCAAACCATATACCGGCGCTGACGGCAAAATTACATTTACTCCTAATCAAACCACTTACTCTGTTGCTGGTACTAGTGAAATTGGTCGAGCCCTGGCCAAGGCCAAGATAGCAGTGGCAGCTCACAAGGTGTTTGGTTACTTTGGAGACAAGACAGGTGAGGACTTTGATAATCCTGATCAGTTCAGTGGCAATCCAGAATTAAAAGTATTTGGCTTGACCAGTGTTAGCTATAGACCAGCAGTGGGTGCAGACAATCTTGCTGCTATTGAAGCACTTGCTAAAAATCAACAGGCCATTGATAAATTGTTAGCACCTGTTGCTGGTATGGGCTATCTACAGAGTGAAATCTACACCTTTGTTAATAATCAATCCAAAACAAAACAACTGGATAATATCAACACAGAAGCTTTCATGGCCTTTGTGCAAAAGACTCCTGCCAAAGCTGCCAAGATTGCAGCACACAGTGAACAGCACCCAGGAGTCATGGATGTGATGTTTGAACTGGTGCGTGAGATCATGGCGGCCAAAGACGAAGTAATTCGTGAGCTGGATGCATCAGGCGGCGACATAGAGCAAACTACAGGGGGTAAACCAGGCGGAGAAGGCTATGTTGCAGGTGGTTCAAAATTAGTGCCACGTGATCGCTGGACTCCATTTAGAACCGACTAAAATCAGCCGTTTTGGCGTGATTTCTTCAATCCAATATAAATACTTGCATAGGAATCGAGGTGATTCTTATACAATGCCAGTCCCGGAGCGGGACTATTGATTTAAGGAGAACATATCATGGCAACATTCACAAGAACAAATCCAACAGCAGTAGCTCGCGGTACAATTCAATACACATCCGAATTAACATTCTACAAAGTAGTTCTAAATGGATCAGGACTAGCAGTAGCAGCTTCAGACGCAGCCGCAGCAAAGATTTCCGATGCACTAGGTTCTATAGCTCGTTTGTTTCAATTCAAAAGCGACGGTCTTGAAATTTTTATGGTAGCAGATCGTCATAGCACCGACATTGACTCTGTTGCTAGACTAATTGCTCAAGTTTTACAGACAGCAGGAGCTGCATTTACTAATACAGCCGGCAGCGGTGTTGCTACATTGTCTGATTCCAACACAATTACAGTAACTGTTCCGACAAACCTAGAAGGTATGTAATTTAAAATTCTCAGGGATGGGAAGACTAAGCCCGGTTCGCCGGGCTTTTTTACGACTACAATTTTGTAGAGTTAAATAGTAGCATATAATTATGCAACTGTTCAAACTTGTCAGTGTGGTTGATATCACACGTTCTCGTCCATCTAGATCAGAAACAGATCATTTGAAATTGGGGCAACAGGCCAATTTCAACAGCCTCATACAGGCCATTGGCATTAGGTCAAATGTGGAATGGGATCGAGACCCAGAATGCCACACAGGTAGACTACCCGATGCTATAGAAGGTGCTGCCACTCATTGGATTTGGGAATTTTCAGTTGAAAGAGATTTTGTTTTTCGACT